GCCATTCCATCCCTTCACTGGCTCCGGGCGAGATCACCTCGAACGTGTTGCTGGAGAAGCGGGTGTTGACGACCTGACCGTTGTTCTCGATGACCATGCCGCCGATCAGCGGTCCGCCGCCACTGTTGGCGATGACATTCAGGAACGCCCTCGCCAACACCTGGGTCAGGCCGTTTTCGGTCTGGACCACCCGGGCCTCCATGCCCTGCACCACCTGCGCGCTAGCCTTGCTGTCCACCTCAGCCTTCACCGATTGCAGTTGGCCAGTGAACGCTTCGATGCCCTGCTCGGTCACGCCGACCCGGGCGCTGATCTCCTCGACGTAGTCCGCTGACGCCTTCCCGTCCAGCTCGACGCCCAGGTGCTGAATCTGCACCGCCTGGGCGCTCTGCTCCGTTGCGATGACCTCGATGGAGCGCGTCGCCGTGGCCTCGAACTCGCCCAGTTCGGCCCGGACCGATTCCACCTGCTTAGCGACGGCGCGGTCGCCTTGGGCGATCACGGACTGCCAGGTCTTCACGCCCGCGCGCACGTCACGGTCCCCGGCGTTCCAGTCCCGGTCGCCCGCGTGCTTGTACGTCACCTGCGCTTCCAGCGACGACGTTCTATCGCCGACCGCCCGGATCCCCTCCTCCGTTTCTTCCACACGGGTCGAGACGGCATCCAGCGCTTCCGCGGAGGCCACCTTGCCGTCGCCGGCGGGCATCCTCGCAGACACCCGCTCGATCGCCTCAGCGTTGGCGCTGTCGCCGTCTGCGCGCGCCTGGCGCTCCTCGGTGACGCTAGCCTCCGTAGCCACCGTCCCGTCGCCCGTCGGCATTCGCGCCTGGATCACCTCGATGGCGCTGGCGTTGGCCTCATCAGCCGAGACTCGCGCATCGCGCTCAGCAGCAAACAGGCCGCTTGGAACTTGGGACAGGTCGCTGCCCTCGTAGTCGCCCCGCAGCTGCACGGCCAGCGTCTCGCGCTTGCTGGCCTCGGCCACGTCCGCCGCTACACGGGCGCGGGCCTCCTCCTGGACCAGCGCCACACCGGCACCGGGCGTCGGACGCCCGATGGCCACCCAGTCGGTCATGAAGTAGCTGGAGACGGTCTGAGTCGCGCCGAACTGCAGCCGGATGGCGTCGATCTCACCCGGCCACCAGGGGATATCGGCCACGTCGACCGTGCCGACGCCATTGTCGTCCCACCGCGGCTCCGGGATCGCCGCACGCTTGTCCACGTCCCATGCCTGGTCGGCCAGCGTGATCCACTGCAGGAAGCCGTCCCACGCTGCACCGCCAACGCGCTTCACCCTCAGCTTGACGAAGCGGTAGGCGCTGCCGTCGACGCCCAGGGCTGCCGGCGATTGAACATACGGGTTCTCGGTGCCGTTGGCCGGCCGCAACCAGCCATCGACCACCGTCGGTGGTGACCCGTTGCCAGTCCACTCCTCCACGGTGGTATCGAAGTACCAGATGCGCAGGCTGTCGAACTGGGTGCCGCTGCCGGCTGCCACCTCGGACAGCGCGCGCGACAGCGATTCCACGTCGCTCTGCCGGGTTTGGGTCTCCAGCGTGATGGCAGCCTCGCGCTCAAGGCGTTCGTTCAGCAGCCCATCGGCGCGGGCCTGCGCCTCCTGTGCGATCGCCTCCATTGCGTCGGACACCCCACGCTGCCGCAGGTCCGCCTCAGCCAGAAGATCCCGCGCAGCGGCAGCCAGGCCATCGGCCCGCGCGGCCGCTTCTGCGGCATCTGCCTCCATTCGGTCTGCGATCTCCTTCGTGATCCGCTCCGTCTGCTTGATCAGCTCGGCCGTGGTAGGCGGTGGCGTAGCCTCCACCACCGAGCCCGAGCCTGGCCGGCCGCGCACGGTCGGCGTGATCTTGAACCACCACTTGGTGCCGGTGTTGTCGCTGTAGAAGTAGCGCGTGTCGGTGGTCCGATAGATCTCGGTCCACGGCCCCTCCGGAGAGGGGCCACGCTCGACCACATACACGACGCCGGCCAGATCGACCGCCGGCCATTCCAGCAGCACACCGTCGGCCACCGGGTTGGGGGTCACCCCATCCACCGGTGGCACCTCGGGTGGCCGGTGCACGACCGGGAACCAGTTCGAGTAGCGCGGCGCCGCCGGAGACGGCGACGGCAGCGCGCCCACGCCGATCTCCACCAGCGTGAGTTTCCTTGCTTGCATTGCGGATTACCTCGCGTTGAGTGCCTGGCGCAGCGCGTTGCTGCTGGAGGCGCGGACGCCCTGGGTGGTGGTGGACAGCAGCTCGCGAAGCAACTGGTTCTGCTCGGTGAGCAGAGCATTGCTCTGCTGCACAGCCGCCGTGGTTTGGGACTGCGACTCGTTGTTCACCACCAGGTCGAACACCGCACGACTGAAGTTGTCCGGCAGGGCCTCGATCGCGTCCGCCAGCTGTCCCATGCTGGTGCCGTCCTCGGTGTTCAGGTCGCCGACCTTCATGCCGTCGATGAGCCCGGTCACCTGGTCGTACAGCCCGTTGTAGTCCTTACCGCTGGCGTACAGGTTCCGGCCAAAGCCAAGGGCGGCCTGCGCCGCCGCCTGGGCTGCGCTGGTGTCTCCACCGGCCACGGCCCGCTCCAGCTCCTTCATGGCCTCGCCGAGCTTCTGCTGATCCGTCAGCGGAGACAGGTCGCTGATCGACAGGCCGTACTGCATGGCCTTCTTGTCCTTGTCGATCTGCGCCTGCAGCTTGCCCATGTTCATCGCGCGCAGCGCTTCGATCTTGGCCAGGTCCTCAGCACGTGCCCCGGACAAGCCAAGGGCCTTGGCGTAGTCGTTGGCCGACTTCACCTGTTGCCGGTAAGTTCGTTCGATGCTCAACGCCTGCTGCTGGTAGCTCGACAGGTCTCCGGTCATCAGCTGCGTGGAAACGTCTGCCATCAGCGTGGCGTAGTTCCCAAGCAATCCGGTCACTTTCTCGATCTGGGTGGCCAGGTCCGTGCCGGCGACGCTGGCCAGGTCCTGGAAGTAGTCCACCGCCTTGTTGACCTTGTCGACTTCCATGCCGTTGAGGGCTCGGCCGAGTTCGTCGGCATTACCCACCGCCAGCGCAATCGACGCGCTCAGCGCGTTGAACACGTCCGACGCCTCGAAGTAGCCATCCAGCTGGCCACCGAAGCCGGCAGCCTTCACCGCCTCGGTGAACAGCCGATTGGTCATGTCGCCGAGGTATGCCTCCAGCTGCGACTTCGCCTCAGCAGAATCGGCCGACAACTGCAGCTTGCCCAGGCTCACCCGGACACCACCCAGCTGTTGGGTCAGGTCAACGCCGAGCTGCTTAGCCAGGCCCGTGGCCGCACCCCGAACCTGGCGAGCGGCCATGTCGAACGTGCGATCGATGCCTGGGTCAACTGCGCCGTACTGCGTCCACTTCTTGTCGGAGCGGAACAATCCTCCCTTCTGCTTGATATCGGCGTAGGTCTGGCCGTCGAAGCCTCCGAATCCATACGAACCGGTGAGGCCCTGACCGGTGATCTTCGGCGCGCCACGGCCAAACAGCTTGGCGTGGATGCTCGACCCGGACAGGATCGATGCGACCTTGTCGTTGAAGCCGAGCCCTCGGAACGTCTTGTCGGCCAGGCCCACCGCGCCGGCGGTGGCGATCTTGCCGGCCCAGCTCTCCCCGTTGGCGATGTTCCAGCCCTGATCGAACAGCTCGGCGTTCTTCATCATGCCGGCCACGATCCAGCCGATGATCGGGACCGCTGCAGCAGCGGATCCGGCCGCACCGGCACCGGCAGCAGCGGAAGAACCACCCGCTGCGGCAGCGCCGCCACCGGTGAGGGCGGCAACGTTGTTCCCGAACCCCAGCAGACTGCCGGCGCTGGCGCCGCTGCTCGCCGCACTTGCGCCCGCACTGAACAGCCCCTGGCCCTTGGACAGCAGCCCGGCGATGGTCCCCAGGTTCTGACCGCCGCCGGCAGCGCCGTTGCCACCGAACAGCCCCATGATGCTCTGAAGGCTCAGGCCACCGCCCTGGCCGTTCATTCCGTTGAGGATCTGCGTCTGGATCGGGATCACGATCTTCTGCTGCAGGAACTCGCGGGCCAGGTCACGCAGCCCGCGCTTGGCGGCATCCTTCAGGTCGTCCCACAGGTTGTCGAAGTCGCGCATGCCGCCGGCAACGAAGTCGGCCATGGCGTCGGCGGCATCGCCCACACCGTTGACGACCACGTTCGCCCACGCCTCAACGTTGGCAGCGGCCTCCTCCACGCGCAGGGACAGATCGGCCGATGCTCGGGCCGCGTCCAGCATGGATTGCTCGTACTGCTCGTAGCTCGCTGCCCCCTTGGATAGCGCCAGCGCTTCCTTGCTGCCAGCGGCCTCCACCGCCTTCTGCAGCTCCTGCCGCATGTCCCGCTCGTTCATCATCTCGCGCCGCGACAGTTCGCGTGCACGGCCAACCTTGCCGAGCATTGCGACCTCGGCATCCATCGTCGCAAGGAGCGCCTCGGGGCCGGCGAGCGCCTTCTCTACTTCAGCCGCCACCTTGGAGTACTCAAGAGCACTCTGAGCCATCAGCACGTTGGCGTCGGCTTGGGCGATGTTCCCTTTGGCGAGCAGGCTGTTGTATTCGGACATGTTGCCGAGATGCTTACCCATTGCCTCGGCCAATGGGCCCTCCATAGCCCCGGCAGCTTCCTGTGCCTGGCGATGGTATCGGGCGATCTCCTCAGCTCGCTGCTTGGCGTCACGATCGGCCCTTTCGCGTTCCGCCTTGCCAATATTTCCGGTCGGCCGATAGCCCACAGCATCCGGTTTCAGCGCGGATTCCGGCAATGGCTGCCCGTTGTCAATTACAACGACGCTATCAGCCAGGTCCTTCATGCGGCGTCGCTTTAAGGCAGCGTCCACACGTTCAAGATCCGCCTCTCGGTCACGTACGTACTTGTCCCATGACTTCGCGTTAGCTTCGCTGTTGGTGTTCTGGAACAACCCTCCTTCCCACCATGATGCGTTCCCCGCTCGGGCCCTGGCGGCAACGTCCTTTGCGCCGGCGATCTGCTCCTCGATCCGCATGCGCTCCTGGATCAGGCCGGCATAGCTTTTATCGGGAACTGACTTGAATCCTTGCGCTATTAGCGATGAGAGATTTCCAATCATCGACGCAGCTTCGGCGGCCTTGGTCGTTACTGTGGCCAAGCCCTGGACAATTACACCGAACCCTTGTCGAAAATCAGGGTCGTTCAGGAGTTCAGAGAAATCCGATAGTGCCGGAATGATCTCCTCCGCCACGCTTACCTTTAGCCCCTTGAACGCCAGATCGGCTTCAAGTGTGACCTTGCGGAGGCGTTCGGTCGCCTTGTTGGTCTTTCCATCAATGATGGCCCCTGCAGCTTGCGCTGCATTGCCCCACTGCTGGAACCCAGCACTATTGTTGCGTAGCAGTGGGATCAGCGCTGAGGCGTCGCTGGCAATTGCCTCCATGTAGAAGGTCAATTCCGTCTGCGACAGGTTCGCCCGTTCAAGACTCTTGAAGTAGAGCCCTAACGCATCAGGCCCCGACAGCTTGCGCATTTGTTCGGCAGTGACACCGGTTCGCTTGGCGATGTTGTCGAAGAAATCTGCAAGGGCTCCGCCCCCGGTCTGGACGTAGTCGCCTATCTTGTCCTGAACGTCTTTGAAGATATCCGCCAGCTTCTCGTGGCTCACGCCAACAGTGTTCGCGCCTGCCGCCATGCGCTGAAACTGCTCCGAGGTCGTCCCCGAAAGCTTGCCGAGCTTGTCGTATTCCACGCCAAGATCGGCGACCTGGCGCGTCCACTGAACCATGGCAGCACCACCGGCCGTCACGCCAGCGGAGATTGCCAGGCCGATAGCCGTACCGGCGCGCCGCGCGGATGCCTGCATGCTCTGCATTCGCTGATCGAATTGGCGCGCAGCCTTGCCGCCGTCGCGCTCAAACGATCCCGTCTTAAGCAGAAGATCAACGGTAAGTGTGTAGAGGCTCATCGCGTAATCCAAAGAAAAGGCCCGCACGTGGCGGGCCTTGGGCTCAGTGTTAGGGGTGATGGTGAGTCTGGGTTCCCGACGAGCGAATGCGCGTATCGGTCAAGCCGGAACCTCCTCGAACTCCATGTATCCGGTGAAGTACTGCCGGCTGATGTTCTCCGCCGACGGCAGCTGCGTCGGGTAGCCGTAGAGCGCCGATCGCGCCGCCAGCAGCGGGTCGAACGCCTTGCTGACCATATCCCGGTACTGCGGCACAACGCAGGAGCGCCTGCGTCCCGCGATCGCTGCCGCCACCGTCTCCCAATCGGTCCCGCCCAACCCACGGCCGCGCACTGCAGCCGTCGGCCGGCCGGACAAGGTGCACGTCAGCCGGCGGTACAGAGGCCCAGGAACCGTGTTGACCTGCCCACCCTTGGTGCGGGTGTGCACGCTGGTGTCGATCGTGGCCACCGCCCAGCCGTCGCTGATGCCCACCTCGACTACCCGGAAGATCGCAATCTCGCCAACGTCCACGTTCGTGGCAGTTGTGGCGATCTCGACGGACACTGTCGACACCGGGGCGCTGGCCTGCGGAAACAGCCATGCGCAGACACTGCCGTCGGGCAGTCGCACGGTGGTCCCGGTCGCGCCAGCAGCGCTCAACTGCACGCCGGGCGGGATGTTGAGGCCGAGGACGGCGACGATCCCCGGCACAACGGCCTCGGCCAGGGTGATCGTGATCGCCAGCGAACCCGTGCGCCGGATCCGCGACGATCGCCCCGGCTTGCCATCGAAGAGCGCGGCGCCCTGGTCGGCCGACAACCACGTTCCACCGGTGAGGGTGGCCGTTTCCACCGCCGGCATGCCATATCCAATCAACACGTCATCATCCCCACAGGGTAAGCACCACGTCCCCCGTGGCAGGGTTGCGCTCTACGCGCCGCACCAGCACCGGCTTGCCATCGGCCAGGCCATAGCGGCTGTAGGTCAGCCGGCCGATCTGACCAGGGAGCGGGGCCATGTCCTGATCACCGCGAACGGCAACCTGGTAGAAGAACCGCTGCCGCTGATACATCGCCACGACGCGGTTGATCTCGGCCTGCGCATCGGCCGCATGCCAGAACAGCGAAATGACCGGATCGGCGGCGTCGGCGCGGCGGTAGTGTGCGTCCAGTGCGCCCGCAGCGAACACCTGACCTCGATAGAGGCCCGTCAGCTCGTCGCGGCGGCTCTGCGGCACGTCCACCACGTCGGTGACCAAGTCGGAGGCGCCGAGGGCCTGCGCGTTCGGCCGGTAGGCCATGCGACGGGTCAGATTGGGCGCGTCGTCCGGGACGCCGACCAGGTCGCTGGCCATGTCCGCTTCCGAGATCTCAAACGCCGGCTGCCCCTGATAGGTCTCCGGCGCAACCACCTGCACGAAGCGCAGCACACCGGTGGGATCCTGGTAGCACCCGACACCGTAGCTGGGCAGCATCGCGTTCAGGGCATCCCTGCCCGTGATGGCCGCTCCGGCGTAGTAGCCGATACCGGCGTAGCCGGTTGCAGCGTCCACGGCTGCACAATCCGCTGCCGACCACGCCCCTGCCCCGAGACGAGCCATCACGTCGCCCACGGCCTGCTCCAGCCGCGCCGGGGCCATGCCGGGGCCGATGCTCGAACCATCGACCACCACAGGGGTGACGGGCGGAGACTTCAGCAGCAGCTGCTGGCCGTCCGGCGCCATGGTGAAGGTGCCGTCTTCCATCAGGTCGCCGCGGTCCATCACAGCGTTTACGTGCACCGGGCTGTCGGCCAGGAACATCGCTGTCGCATCCGAATTGGCGCCGGCTGCCGGCACGCTGGCCACCGCGCCGATCACTACCGGCTGCGGCTTCCAGGCCAGTGAGGTGATGTTGGGCAGGAACACGCCCCGGTTGATGGTCTGGCCCAGGTAGTCGTGCGCATCGCGCAGATGCAGGGTCTTGCTGCCGTCGTCGTTCACCTCGATCTGATCGATGACGCAGCGAAACACCGGAGCGGCTTCGGCCAGCATGCCGCCGTCGTCCACCTGCAGGATGCGCACCGCAGCGCCCGAGGCACCGGACAATGCCAGGCCATCCAGCAGCCCCTCGGCGTCGGCGACCACGCATTCCGCCGCTGCCGTCTGCGACACCGGATCTCCGCCCCACGGCCAGAAGCTCAGCTCCTGGACGAGGTTGACGCCCTCGGCGACCAATCCTTCGTACCGGGCATTGGCCGGGCTGTCGCCTGGCGCGGAGAGCCAGTCATCGTCGGCCAGCCGCGTGGTCGGCGCTTCGGCCTGGTCCAGCTTCCAACCGGCAACAGCCGCATCGCTGCGGGCACCCCACTGCCCAGCGTTCACGGCCAGGCACAGCCCGCCGGCCTTCGTCGCAGCCAGTGCGGCAGCGAAGTGGAGCGGACCGGCCAGCAGCAGATCACGCTGGTGGACCAGCGCGCCGTTGAGGTACAGGTGAAGCCGGGAGGGACTGCCGAAGGAAACCCGCATCCCGACGATATCGCCCAACGCGACCACGGGCAGACCAGTTGCGATCGCGCCAATGCCCTGGATCAGGCGACCGGTGGCCAGTTCCCAGCCGATACCCTCCCCGTTCGCGCCCGGAGCTTGGCTGAGGGGCGCTGCTGCCGTGACAAAGCCCACGACGGCGGATAGGTCGTCATCGCCCCACAGCGCGAACTCGACGCCGACAACGCCGGCGCTGAGGGCAAAGTCGGACCGGGCGCAGCGGTTGAGGTCGGCTGCTGCGGTCGTGGCAAGAGTGAGCCCACCGTCGCGCGCAGCGAGCAGCGGGCCGATCGGGAGGGCGGCAAAGCGCCCAAAGGTGTCGGTCATGGCTATCCCAGTCGATCGAACCAGTCCTGTGCCTCGTCCTCCTCGGAACGTGGTACGAGGGTTTCCAGGTACTCCTGAAAGGAGCGCTTGGTGCCGCCTTGGCTGTGTGAGGCGGTGATGTACGCGGCAAAGGCAGCGGGCTTGATGTGCAGGCTTACGGGGTCGATGGGATTCCGCTTATGGAACTCCCACCATTCGAGGAACTCCCGACGCGACATGCTCGCCTGCAGCTCGGACACCGTGCGATGCAGGTGGCCGGCGAGGACCTTCCAGAACCAGTCCTCGCCGCGCTGCCTTAGCCGTTTCCCGCGTCAGCCTGGGCTTGGGCAGCATCATCGCCGAAGCCCGAGTGCTTCATGGCCACACGCTGCAGCTCAGCAGCCACCAGGGGCTTGAGCTGGGCGGCCTGCTCCACGTTCATGACGGGCTTGCCGTCCTCGTCGCAGATGGTCGCTGCGATCAGCTTGGCGCGGTCGCCTTCGCCCCACAGCTTGCGGAACTCCGCATCCGGCAGCTCGCGAACATGGAACTGCGCCTTGGCACCGTTGGGCAAGGTGATCGTGTCGGCGCGAACGTCCTTGGAGGCGAACATGCCCAGGTTGGTGAACGACTGCAGGATGCTCACGGGCTGCTGCGGCTGGGTTTGGGTGGTTTGGGTGGTTTGGGTGGTTTGGGTGGTTTCGCTGGTCTTGCTCATTGGCCGTTTCCTTGAATGGCGACAGGGCGCGCGGGCCGCGCACGGCTAACACGCGGAGGATCCGCGCGCCCCGTCAGAGAGATGGCCCGCCGGAGCGGGCCTGGGTGTGCGCCGTTGCCGCAGCCTTACGGCGCCGGGCGGTGCGTGGTGACGGCGCCGGAGCCGCGGATGGTGATCGTCGCCTTCCACACATCGTTGTCCTGGCTGGTCACCGCGAAGTTCTGCACGAAGCCGTCGAACTGCTTGGACAGCACGGTGTCCGGCGGGGTGATCTTGCCGGCAACGGCGGTCGGCTTGGCCACGCCTTCGGTTTCCGACAGCGGCGCAGTCACCAGCCAGTTCACGACGGCACCGGTCTCGTGCAGCTCTTCCAGCTTCTCGTGGTCGACGCTGTCGTAGATGATCTCGATGCTGGTGCTGCCGGTCTGCTTGCGGCCGGCGACGAACTGGTCCCAGTCGTCGTCGTAGTCGGAGATATCGATCTCCGACGCCTGGCCATCGGGGAAGCCGACCGAACGCAGGCGGGTCACCTTGATGACCTCGGCCGCGGCGATAGCGACGAACAGCTGCGAATGCTTCGACTTGATTACCTGTCCCATAGGGGTTTCCTTGTGTTGCGCCCGTCGCCGGGCATGAAAAAGGCCCCTTGCGGGGCCAGTGGGTTGCCGTTGTGTGGTTCAGCGCAGTTGCAGGAGCCTGGCGTCGAAGGAGATGCCAAAGGCGTCCGCGCCGTCGCTGTCAGGCGTCGGGTTGTAAGACTCGATGCTGCCCACGCGCTCGATCGCGTCGCGGATGGCGACGGCCGCGCCGTTGGCCTGCGTCAGGGCTTTGCCCCACACGGTCAGTCGGACTCGCCAGCCGTCGGCCGGCGGCGCCTCGGACAGCATCGCGGTGGGCGATCCGCCGACCACCTCCCACGTCGCGTAGGGCAGTGCTGCATCCTGTGGCGCGGTTCCCGGCCACAACCGGATCGGGTCGCCCAGCACGTGCCGAACCGCTGCATCACCCTGCAGCAGGGACTGGATCAGGGGAACCATCATCGCCAGCCATCCTTCTTCAGCTGCTTGTCCAGCGCCGCCCAGGTTTCATTGATGATCACCTGCGCCGCCTCCGGCCCCTTGGCCTCGCCTGCCGGCGTGAGGAACGGCTCGGCTCTCATCTTCCTGGTGCCGAATTCCTTGAAGCGCCAGTAATAGGCCCAGCCCGCCTCCTCATAGACCTTCCCGACGCGGCCGCGACGCCGGTTGCGCTTGGTGTTGGCATACTTGCGGCGGCGACCGGTCTTAACCCCAACCGTGAAGTACTCGCCGCCTTGGCCTACACCTGCACGCTGCCGGCTTTTGGTGTTGGCCCGGCGGGTGACGATCTGCGAGGCCATGAACCCCGATGCTCTCGGAGCCCGCCGCCGGGCGTCGTCGCGGATGACGTTGCCGCCCTTGCGCATACCGGCTTGCACGGCTCGCCCTTGAATCGCCTTGGGAGCGGCCCGTAGTGAACGCAGGAGGCCGTCCAGACCGTCGATCTTCACCTGCTCAGACATTGGTCAACCCCGCTACGGCGATGATCGCCATCTCGCTGCGGTCGTTGCTGGGTGCGATGCTCTTGATATCGAAGACACGGCCACGGAACACGATCCGCCACTGAGGATCAACGTCACGCGGGCGGATATCGAACCGAACCTGCTCCCGGTAGCGCTCGGCACCGGCGGCGACCGCCTCTGTCGTTGCCGCAAGATTGTTGGTGGCCTTGGCCCACACACTCACAACCTCGACCCACACCGGCTTACCTGGGCCGCCCAGCGGGTCGCGCGTTTCGGTCTTGCGCTCGAAGCGGATTCGGTGCTGCAGATCGCCATCTAGAAGCGTCATGGCATCATCACCCTTCGGTATGGGCGCAGCAGGCTCTTGGCACCGTTGGGTAGCTCGACCGCCTGAGCCCCCACGATCACATCAGTGCGGTTCGCGTAGAGGTGACCGAGCGTCAGCAGGATGGCAGAGAAGATGCTCGGATTCGCAACAACGCCGTGGATGCAGGCCTCCGCCTCTACTGTCGCCTCGCGATGGGCGACAACCGCCAGCCGTATCGCGGCGGTGCGCTCGTCCCCATCCTCAATGAACGCCGCATCTGCCAGCGCCTGGCTTTTTGCAAGCGCGGCGGCCTTCATTACGGCTGGGTAGCTTCGCCTTGCCAGAGCCAAGGCGTCGGCGTCCTCGTAGATCCGCCGATTGAGGTATGCCTGCGCTGCATCCTGCGCGCCGGCAATGGCGGCCTGCAGCTGTTCCTCGGGGTAATCGGCCTCAACTCGCACATGCGAGCGGGCCTGTGCGAGTGAGACGATGGGCATGTCAGTCCTTCTTCCCTTCAGCCAGAGCCGCGGCCAGCTTCTCCGCCCCCCAGCGCTTGTCGAACGGGATGCCGGCGGCCTCGAGCTTGGCTATCAGCGCCGGCTTCTCATCCGATTCCGGTCCAGCCGAAGACTTGTCCTCTGACAACGCCCCCAAGGCCCGGGCACCTGCTTCCAATTCGGGCGGGCATTCATCCCCGACGGTGAAATCAGTCGGGTAAATCTCGCCGTCGCGTACACCGCGAAACGGCTTCGTGAGCTTGCTCATAGCTTCTCCCAGTGAAGGGGCGGCCGAAGCCGCCCCAGGTTCCGCTGTTCCCTGGGCCGATTACTCGGCGATCTTGAGGGCTCGCATCGGCTCCGGGTTGTGCACACCGCCGCCCACACGCTTGGTGGTGTAGAACTGCACGTAGGGCTTGTTGGTGAACGGATCGCGCAGCACGCGCACACCCTTGCGGTCGTAGACGGTGTAGGTCTGCTTGAAGTCACCGAACAGTGCTGCGACAGCGTTGGCGGCCACATCCGGGGTCGCCGCCACATCCTGCACGGGGAAGCCGGCCAGGGTGGCAGGCTGGCCGGCGATCAGCGACGGCTGCCACAGGTAGTTGTCCTGGGCATCCTTCAGCTTGCGCACGGCGCCCTGGGTCTTGCGGTTCATGGCGAAGCGCGCATTGGCGGTGAAGGCCGATGGCAAGTCGTACACCAGGTCGATGATGCCGTCGGCAGTGATCGCTGCCGCCGCCCCGCTGTTCACCGCCTTGATGGCGCCGAACGGGTGCTTGGCCGCATTGGCACCACCCTCCACGTAAGTGAGGATGCCGAACGGCTTGTTCACGCCGTCGCCAGCGAAGAAGCCGACGCCCTCCTGCCGGGCGAACTCGGTATCCACCTCACCAGCCAGCCATGCTTCCAGGTCGATCTCCGAATCATCCAGCAGCTGCTGGGTGGCGGCCGGATTGGCGTAGATTTCGCCCCAGCCGAAGCCCAGCGACTTGAACTGCGGGCCAGCGGTCTGCGGGCGAGCATCTTCTTCGCCGACCCAGCCGGACGCCGTGCCGCCCATGTTGTACAGCTTGGTCAGGCCAGCGCCCGAGCAGGGCACCACGTTGGCCAGCTGGCGCATGTCCGACAGGATGACGAGCCGGTCGGTGATGGTGCGATCCCATTCCACCGGAGCCAGATAGCCGCCCTCTTCAGCCACGCCCTTGTTCAGCGCCGCCTGCACGTCGCCCTTGCGGAAGTGCGCCGAGAAGGCAGTGCTGTATTCCGCATCGGCCAGCCGTTCACCGCCCGCACCGCCACCCATCTGGAACGCGGCCATCTGGGTGTTGGCCTGGTCGACCGCGGCCTGCAGGCGGGTAATGTCAGCATTGATGTTGTCGACCTTCAGGGCCTGCAATGCATCGGCGCTACCCTTCTTGATCTCTTCCAGCTGCTTGGTGTGCTCGGCCTTGAAGTCGGCGAATGCCTTGTTCAGCGACTCCACCAGCACCTTCACGTCGGGCTGGCTGCCGCCATCGGCGTGCACGGAAACGAGGCCGCGCGGGACGCGGCCATGGGTCATCTTGGTCATGTGTTGGCCTCTTAGGCTTTGATGTTGTCGAGAAGGCCCTGCAGCAGGGCCGAGGTTTCGTTGCCGCCAGCGCTCGGCGTGGCGGACCCGGCAGCGCTCGGCTTGCCGTTGAACAGCGATTTCAGGGTGTCGCGCCGCATGGAGCGGGAGTGGCCTGCCTTGGCCATCGCCGCCTCGACCAAGGCCAGGGCCTTGCGTCCACCCGATGCTTGCTTGGCATCCTTGGTAGCGGCAGCTCCGTCCAGCAAGCCATCGGCGAAGCCGTCCTCTACCGCCTGGGCGGCGCCGATCCAGGTCTCTTCGTCCATCATCCGGGCCGCTTCGGCCGCGGTGACACCCGAGCGGGCCGCGTAGACCTTTGCCATGGCTGCGTCGAAGGGCTCCAGCAGCTTTGCCGCGTCGGCCATGTCGTGCCGATTGCCGATGGCCACCGCCCAAGCGTTGTGGATCATCAGGAACGACCCGTCGCCCATCAGGATCTCGTCACCGGCCATCGCGATCACCGACGCTGCTGACGCGGCCAGGCCCATCACCTGGACGGTCACTCTGCCCTGGTGCTCGCGCAGCAGGTTGTAGATCGCAACTCCCTCGAAGAAGTCGCCGCCGGGCGAGTTGATGTTCACCACCACGTCTTTCGCGCCGATGGCACGAAGCGCGGCGCTGATCCGCTTGGCGGTTACGCCGGTCCCCTCCCAGTTCTCGCCGATCGAGTCATAGATCGAGATGCTGTTCGCGTCGTTGCCGGCGGCGCGTACTTCAGGCTCCCAGCGTTCGAGCGCGTCAGGGCGCATGTCGAACTGGGCGGCGCCGAGCCGACGCTCGGCACGGATTTCAGGCAGCTGCCGGAGGCTCATTGCTCTTTCCCTTCTGTGTCATGGGGTTCATCAGGTCATTGGCCCCGGGCTGATCCGATTCGGGGTAATCCAGCAGGTCACGGACCTCGTTCGCAGTGTGGAATGGCTGGCTGCCGCCCGCACCCAGAGCCGCCTTAAAGAACTCGGCCTGATCCTTGAGCGTGCCGCGCATCAGCGCCCGCACGTTGAACTTCGGCTGGTAGCGCTCCAGGTCCCGCTCATCGATCAGCGATCGCGCGACCGCCTGCTCCCAGTTGGTGAAGTGCTCCAGCATCGTGAACTGCAGGAAGAAGATGCCCAGCTGCTCGATGCCTGTGCCCCAGCTGGTGTCGCTCAGGAACAGCAGCGGGCGGGGAACGCCATAGAGCCTGGCCACTTCCTCCACCTGTGCGCTGCGGTTCTCGACGTGCTGGGCCTCTTGCGCGGTGCTGCCAAACTTGTTGGCCTTGGCGTTCTCCTCCAGCAGCATCCAGCGCTGCGCCGCGGCGGCGCCGGCATACTCGGTGTCGAGGGACGTGCGCATGCGCTCGTAGGCCACGTCGCTGAGCGCATTGGGCACCTCGATGGCACCGCCAGCCATGTTGCCGGTTTCAAAGATCCGGCTCGCCGCCTGTTCCGCATCAAGCGCCAGGCGGATGGCCCGATCTGCCAGCTTCATCCTGGAGAGGCTTGTCACGCCGTCCACGGATAGATCGCGGATGTGCAGCACTTCCTCCTGCTTGAGGATCACCTCGCCGCGCTTCTTGCTGTTGAACCGGTAGATCATCCGCCAATCGTCGCCCAGCTCAGCCCGCACCGCGAGGGAGTCCAGCGGGATCAGGTGGATTGGCCGGCCTGCTGACCAAACGATCCGCGCGTAGGCGTCCCCGTGCCGCTGCCGGGCCAGCTCCATCTGCCGCTTGAACTCCAGTGGTGTCTGCCACGGGTTCGGCTTGATCTTCAGCAGGCGGTGCGCGGGATGCTCAACCGCTATCCGCTTCTTCCCGCCCGACTCAACCAGGTTCAGCGGCAGCATGCCAATGGTCCCGCAGATCAGGGACAGGCACCTCAGCACCGCCATGTTGCGCAGCTGGTAGCCACCGCCGCCGTGGCCGCCCTGTGATCGGATGAACTCCAGCAAAGCCGGGTCATTCATTCCCGTGAACTGGCCGGCCTCAGCGCGTGCGCTGGGTGGCGCCGCCGGCGGCGGATTCCAGAGCCGGTCCAGCGACTTCAGGTCTTCTTCATTGAACCTGGACATGGTTTTCCCTATAGAAACCGGATCCCGCGCTTCTCGTACACAGAAGCTGAGCGGACAAAGCTCGCGTGCGCTGCACCAATAGCCATGCACAGTGCGACGGCGGGATCGATCTTGTTGATGGACCGCTCTTTGGAGAGCCAGCGGTTATCCCATTTGTCGGTTTCGATCACCGCCGACATGAGCGCTGAAACGAGGACCGGGTTCTTCTTCAGTCGGATCCGGCCCTCCAAGAGGGCCTCTTCCAACAGGTTGAGCGAGCCGGGCATCCACATGCCCTCTGGCACCGGCTGCCCTGCTGCTTTGGCGGCCTCGGCTGCGGCCTCTAGCGGCTTGCCCTTCCTGGTGCCGCCCTGCGGGTGCTCGGCGAAGGTCAGCGAAAGGCCAATCTGTTTGGCATCGTCCTCGAAGCGGCGGAACACATACCGGTCATAGGCCATCAGCTGAATGGAGTAGCCCTGGTCGTAGTCGGCCAGCGTCTGAGCCACATGTCGGAAGCTGATCGTCTTGCCCTTCGGCGCGTGCAAGTGGCCAGCCTCGATCCACGTCCGGTAGGGCAACTTGTCCTTCAGCTGGCGTGCGTCCACCGTGTCGCCGGGCGTCCATGCCTCAATCCAAGCATCAAACGTCGGCTTCTCGACCACGCGCTCCTCGCCCTCCACCATGACGGTGATCGGCAAGCTGCCGGTTTGGACGACGAACGCCGCAGCGGTCAGATCGCGCACCTGCGACAGATCGAGCCCGCCATACACCGGCTTTCCGTGGTGTTCGGCAATCTCGAAGTCGGCCAATGCCGGCTCCAGCGTCGCGCGGGTCATCCATGCAGTTTCAGCATCGGTCCAGACGCAGAAGTGCAGGCGCAGCACGCCGTTCAACTGGCCGGGAATCGCCTTCGCTTGGTGAACAATGTCCCGCAGCGTCTCCTCCGTGATCGTGATCCCGAGCAACGGGTTCGCTTTGGCCCAGCAGGTCGGATCCTCCAGTGGGTCGTCGCCATCATCGAGCGCGCACACGTAACTGAAAGTGCGATCGTCCAGCGGCTCACCGACAAAGGTCGGATCGTTGACCGCCTCGGTATGCCCAGCCGCCACTTTCACCGCGTGCTCGTGCTCCTCCCAGGCAACACTGTTTCGGTCGCTGCCCGAGTTGGTGATCATGAACAGCAACGGCTGTCGCCGGAACTTGAAGCCGCGCTCCAGCATCTCGATGGCGCGCCGGTCGGGCAGCTCGTGGACTTCGTCGGCAAGCACGAAGTACGGGCGAGGACCGGAGCCTGTTCGCCCGGTGTCCCGCGAAACCGGCCGGAAGAAGCTGCCGCTCTTGTGGTGAGCGATGTTGTACTCGCGCCCCTCGCCGCCGGAGAACTCCAGACGCTTCATCAGCGCCTTTGACGCCTTAACCATCTTCACCGCGTCGGCGAACAGGATTCCGGCCTGCTCCTTCTTCGCGGCCGCGGCGTAGATCTGCGCGCCAGCCTCCCCGTCGGAGGTCATCCCATACAAACCAATGCCGCCGGCCATGGGCGACTTTCCGTTGCCCTTGCCCATCTCGATATAGGCGCGACGGAATCGCCGGTTGCCGTCCGCCTTCTTCCAGCCAAACAGCGATCCGAGAATGAATGCCTGCGAGGGGTGCAGCTCAAAAGAGCGGCCCTCGAACTGGCCCTCGGAGAGCTTCAGAATCGTCTCGAAGTACTCAAAAACCCTTTGCGCCGCAGCTTGGTCGAAGTAGAGGCCGCGCTCGTGACCGTCTTGCAGGTCCTTAAGGTGCCGGCGGCATGCATTTCGCACATGGGGACCGGCCACGATCTCACCTGCTACCACGGCCAGCGCATAGGCCGAAGTGCGATCAGAAGAGCTTGTCGTCGGGGTCTTCGTCCTCTTCGCCGCCATGATTCACTTTTGTCTCGTCAACCGGCGTTGCGCCGAGCTTGGAAAGCAGGGAGCCCAGCGCCTGGAGGGCCGAAACCCCCATCTCTGGGTCGGTCTCCATCCGAGCCGCCAAGATGCAGACCTGGCGCAGCAATAGCCGGTGGCCGGCATGCAGCCACGGCATGTTTTCGACCTGCTCACGCCAAACCGCGATCTGCGGTTTCGTCATCCCCTTGTAGGGAGGCCCGACCGCCTTGGCCTTTTTCGGCGTCTTGCGGTCCTTGTGCCGTTTTGGGTTCTTGGCCGCTGCGCCAGAAACTGCTGCTTTTGCGGCTGGTGTCCTTGGATTTGCCATTTTCTGCCCCGGTCGGGGGGTCGTCTTTCCAACTGTGGATGCGCGAAGAACGGGGGGCGCACGTATCGCCGGGCGATCGGCCCAAACTTTTGAGCCCCCCCTCCCCTTTTCGTTCAGCTTTCTGTGGATAACCCCGCGCCGGCGCTGTTTGCCTACTTGATCGGCCAACCGTCGGCGTCGCACCCCACAACCACCTGCTGGGCGTTCCCAAAGCCGCCGTCCTCGCGGGCCGTCTTCCGGCTATGGCAGCTGATGCACATCGTCCGCAGGTTCTCCGGGGCGTTGTTGTTGGGGTCGCCATCCACGTGGTCGACGTGGGCTTGGCCTCGCCCGGTGCAGAGAACACCGCAGCCATGTTCCTGGCATCGGTACAGGTCCCGAACCAGAATGGTCTCTCGCAGCGCGCGCCAAGCTCGGCTGTTCGTCGGCAGGGCGCGCTTGGCCTGCCGGTTACCTGCCAGCCCTCGCGCGCTCATCAGTAGGGCTTCCCGTCCAGGTCGACGCGCTCAGGCTCGGCACCTTCATCCTGCACCGGTGCACCGGCCTCCTCGCCCAGCAGCTGCGCCACCGCCTGCACGAGCAGGCCAACGTGCATCGCCAGCTCGGCGATCTGCTTGCCCTGCTGCTCGATGATCCCGACCAGTCGGTCGATACGGCTGTCGGCGCTGCTCTCAATCAGCCCCGCCAGGGCCGTGACAGCCGCAGCGCGCGCCACCTCTTCAATCCGTGCAGCGTCCATCACCAACCCTCGTCGTTCGCAGCACCAGGCCGCGGCGTATCCACCACTCGACCCGATCCCAGTCCGGTTCCATGCCCGTGGCCCGGGCAAACCACACCACGGCAGCCAGATACCACCGCAGCCACCAGCGCAAGCGGACCGATGCAGTCACTGTCGCGAGCATCAGAACTCCTCCACTTCCCAGCCACCGCCGTCGCGCTTGCGCCTGACCTTCACCGCGATGAAGCGGAACGGGTACATGGCCGCGGCGATCTTGATCTTGGCCCGCGCATCGTCCTGCCAGTGCCCTTTCACCTCGTGGCACTCCATGACGCCGTCGGCAGCCATGACCGCAAAGTCCGGGGTGTAGAACGTGTTGTCTGCCAGCCGCAGCTTCATGCCCTCGAACCGGTGCCACTGCACCTCGCCTGCCGCTTGCAGCGCGCGCAGCCGCTCGGCATACGCGGCCTCGGTCTTGTTCATTTCGCCGGTCTTCAGCCGGCCCAGCGCCAGCATGCGGCGCCCTGCGCCGGCCCGGGCCGCCATCAATGGGCCCCGAGCTGCTGCTCGATATCGGCAACGCTCTCGCGTACCTCTATCCACTTGCCGTCCACGGCCATCTGCAAGTTCGCCGCCACACCGTGCCAGCGCTGGCTCGGGCCAGCCTGCTGGATCATGGCGATCTGATCCGGCTGCACCAGCAGCGCGCGGCCGTGCACATCGGTCAACCGAATCACGGGCTCACCTCGCCGCAGAAGGTCAGGCTCAGCTGCGGATCCAGGCGCTGAAGTCGCTGCTGGTGCTCCACCTTCCGGCGCTTCCAGCGGTTCATGTCCTTCGCACAGTTCGACACGTGCTCCCGCTCCTGGCGGTACTCCACGTATGCCACGTTCCAGCGCTCCATCGCACCCGATGCCTGGGTGCGGATGAATTCGGCCATCCGGTTGAAGGCGCGAATGAAAGCCCAGCGAACCTCGGCCGCCTTCTTGCCGGTGAAGGCCAGCGCAACCGCCATGAAGCCGTCTTTGGTCAGCAGGTAGTGGCGCTGCGGCTTACCATTCTGCAAGTCACTGATTTCAAAGCAAACCTCAAAATTGAGTTTTGCAGATTCGTCAGGTGCTTCCTCAACGGCCTTGTGGATCGTGCGCAGTACGTTGTCGTGCCGCTTCCCGAAGTACTTGGCAATGCGCCGGCTGTCGGTCATTGGCTGCCCGCTGGCCAGCATCACCATGTCCTGGATGGAGTCGATGTTCATTACCTGCTCCTTTACGGTCTGCCTGGATAGAGAGCGCGGCCAGCCCGGCGGGCAGGACGACGGACGTTCGGTAGCGAACCTAGGCCGCGCTTGAAACGAGAAACCCGGCACTTGGCCGGGTCTCAATGTGTTCTGGGTTGGAATTCGGTTTCCCGACTATTTGCGGTCGGCCGCTATCACTGCTTGGCAGGCTCGGACCTGGTCGTCGGCGTCGCGCCCGATTTGAACAAAAGCGCCCGCGACCTCTGCTCGTAGTTGGGCTGCCTGGTCACGTTCGACGGCGCCGGCGACGGCTTCGGACAGGCGAGCGGTATTGCAGGTGGCGAGGTCGTCGCGCAACTGGAGACGGCCAGCGCGCAGGTCAGCCACAACAGCAGCAGGGACGGTCGCGGCCGCAGTGCGGTCTTCTTCATGCTTCGCTCCAATGGCGGCCAGCTGCAGAGCCTTGCTCTGCTCGGTGGCACGGGTCTGGTTCACTTGGTCGGCGACTGCCGAAGCGCCGGCGGCGCGTAGGGTCGCGTCGCTGGCATCGGCCCGGTCGCCACGCCAGGCCCAGCCAGCACCAAACATTGCGCCTGACCACAGGGCGAAGGCAGCAACCGCGATGGTGATCCGGTTCATTCGGACCCTCCTGCCCTGATGGTGTCGCTGTCCGGGTCAAACGGCGGCGGTTCCAAGCCGGCCGCTCGCATCAACCCTTCCAGCCGGTAGATGTGGCGGATCAGGCGCAGTTCCCTGGCCTCCATGCGGCCAACCCGTTCGCCCAGCCGGGTCACTTCCTCGCGCATCAGCTGGATCACGTTGACCTCGGCCCCTTCTCTGGCTGTCTCTACGAACTGCTTGCGCCACCACAGCGCCACACCGCCAGCCCCAACCATCAGGCCGCCGACGGCGGTGCCGATTGCCTGCCAATCCACGTCGACCCCGATCATGGCGCCACCGTCCCGCCGGCCTTGCGGTACACGGCCAACAGGTCGGCGAACTTGTGCTCGTGCTGGCCATAGCCCGCGCCGGGCAGGCTCGCCCATTCCTTGGAGCACAGCGCTATCGCGTGATGAATGTGGCCGACCTGGACCGATGCCAGCGCCCCCCGTCCCTGGATAAGCCTGATGCAACCCTTGTCCTGGCTCAGCGGACCGAAGTCCGCCAGGCCCATCTGACGCCGCAGGCTATCCCACGTGCGCGACAAGAACTGGTAGCGGCCGGCAGCCGTTGAGGACAGCGTCGGGTTCAGGCGAACCAGCACACGCGGGTGATCGCGGTAAGTGTTGAAGAGCTTTCCACCCACCAGCACGTCATAGCCGTGGTTATTGGTGGGCTGCTTGCCGTTGTCCGTACC